TCTTGTACAAGACATGCGATAATATCATCAGCCTCGACACCACGCACATGAAGTGGTATCCATGGAAGATTGGCACCGATCTCTTCGCGCACCTTAGTAAGAGTATCGAAAAACGCAGACCAGTCCATACCAGAACTTTCTCGTGCTTTTGCGCGGTTCGCCTTATATTCTGGAAAGACGTCTTTACGCCAAGATCCACCATCACATGCAATAACCATCTGTCCATATTCTTCTCTAAACTTTGTGTTATACATTCGAATGCTATTCAACACAATGTGTCGTAGCATGTCCTCTGTTGGCGCTTCACTGCCTTTTGAATTGGCAAAGAATGCTGCAACTGCGATACCCGAGTAGTCGATGATTATAATGATGTACCTCGCTTTCTATTTGATTTATTCATAATATATATTATACACTATTTTAGCGCTAATGTAAAACTTTATTTTACTTCCATAGTGCTTTAATGTGCGCTCTGTGAATTTTCCCACCTACGAAGGCGTTTAAATATTCATTCGGCTTTAGTAGAACATCGCGTACGATCTGTTCTTTCATTTCGATATAATTTAGTTCGCCTTTACTCTTACACAGATGCAGTATCTCTCGATTGAAGTGGTCTAAACCACGTTCTTCAACAATAAGCTTTACTGCTTCACTTGAACCACAATATGTTTTCCAATCAGATTCCTTTAAAGATCTACGTTTGCGCTTCTTTCCCTTCAATGGTGGTTTAGTTACTTTTGAGAAGAATCCTTTCTTTCCGATATACTTCATGCCAGTCTCCTTATCGGTGACCATATAGACGAATCCGATATAGTCACCGATCATTTCAGTAGTAAACTCCTCACCATTATAACTCCACATAGAGTTATTTATAAATCTATTCGAACTCGTCGGTCTCGATCGGATCGAACTCTCCGAAGTTTTCTTCACTACAGAACGGGCAATATGTTGGAACTAAGTCTTCATCAATATCTTGCTCAAGCCACTGAACAGTATATTGAGAAGCGCAGGCGTTACAGTATTGTGTTTCTTTAATCATTATCCTTCGCACGATGCGCATTGAAGTAAGTTGCGTGATAGTTCCTGAGATGGATTAGTACCACGATGATAGTATAGCGTCTTTACACCTTGCTCCCACGCGAAGATAAGAAGCTGATTTACCTCTTTCGGTGGAGTCTTAGGATGAATCATTAGATTAATACTCTGTGCTTGATCAATGAAGTTTTGACGAATAGCTGTTTGAATAATAACTTCTTTTTGAGAGATCTCACCGAATGTTTTAAATACTTCTTTTTCGTGATCAGACAAGAATTCAAGGTGCTGAACTGAACCACCCTTCACTAAGATGGATTTCCATGTTGGACCGTTATTCTTATTATATGTATCGAGTACTCTTTCTAAGTATGGGTTCTTATATGTAAACTTACCCTTTGCGAGGTCTTTAACGAAGTAATTACTATTGAGAGGTTCAACACTCGGTGATACTTGACCAAGGATAAACGAACTTGATGTAGTAGGAGCAATCGCCATTGTAGTGACATTCCTACGACCATAACCCTTCAACAATTCAGGCTCACCGTATTCTTTTGCAAGATCAGCAGAAGCGTCACGCGATTCTCTTTTCATGTATGTAAAAATATCAGTGGTGAGTTGCTTTGCTTCAAAGCTTTCGAATGGAATTGATTTACTCTGTAGATATGAGTGCCAACCAAGGACACCAATACCGAGTGCTCGCTGGTTTGTTGCAAACTTACGAGGAGCTTCCATGAATGGAATATCTTCAGTCTTACGGATGAACTCAGACATCACGGCATCGAGGAAGTATGTAAGAACTTCAACTGCATCAGTACCTTTCCAATCGTCATAGTGAAGTAAGTTCATAGACGATAGGTTGCATACGAATGACTCATCGTTACTTGATGATAGAGCGATCTCAGAACATAGATTAGAAGCGTGGATCGTATGACCTTTGTCCTTATAAACATCTGGAGCGTTATCATTAATAGTATCACTAAAGAAGATATATGGGTAACCAGACTCATATCGCTTCTTAATTACTTTGCCCCATACCTTTCGCTTATCCTTATCTCCATCAACCATTGACTTCATCCACTTATCAGAGACTGATACGCCAATAGAAAGATTCTGAATACTATTACCGTCACCGCGGATTTGTAAGAACTCTAAGATGTCAGCATGATCAATAGGCATGTAAGCTGCGAATGATCCTCTACGAACATTGCTCTGCGAAACAACATTTGTCACTGATTCGAATAACTCCATGAAGTGAACTGGACCATTCGACTTTCCACCAGTGCCAATATTTGCACCTCTCTTACGAATGTCTCCAAAGTAAGCAGATGTTCCTCCACCCATTTTAGTCATCATACCTACTTCAGCTTGCTTAGTAAGTATCGATTCTAGAGTATCATCAACATAAGAACCAAAGCATGAGATAGGTAAACCCCTCTTCATTCCGTAGTTAGCCCAAATAGGAGATGACAATGAATACCATCCATATGACATATACTCTTCAAACTTCTCTGCAAAACCTGCTTTCTTTAAGTCGCTCTCAGCGGTCTTTGCAATCTGTGTGATCCGCTCTTCTGGCGTCTGATCGTCTGTTAGGTATCCGCGTTTTAGGAACTTGCGACTGTCCTCGTTTAACCAATTGTATTTTTCCATAATGTATATATAACTTTTAAGTGTTCAACTAGAATAAATCTTCTTCACCGTAAGATTTATCGTTCTTCGAATATTCTGTAGGGCGCTTACTGAAGAAGTCGGTAGAAGTATTTCCAAGTACATCCTCATCGAACCATTCTGTTTTTGCCAACATCTCTTGATCGACATCATCAAACACTGGTTTAATACCAATCTGGGTAAGAGAATCATTAAGTCGATTCTTAATAAAATTTTGTAGGATAGGAGTACTTAGATTCTCTGACTCATAACCATTCACTGACCATTCAATGATTTTGGATTCGGCCTTATAAGCTTCTTCGCACTCATGGCGAATACGCTCTACAAACTCTTCATCGAACAACTCTGGATGCTCTTCTCTAATAACATTTACAAGCTTCATACCAACCATAGCATGAAGTAGTTCTTCCTTTGAAGTGTATGCTACTTGCTGAGCAGTATCCTTAAGAAGGTTGCGGAAGCGATTAAAGTAATTGATTGTATAGAACTGACTAAACAACGATACGTTCTCTACATACAATGTAAAGAGGATCAACGAATACACGTATTGCTTCTTTGAGTCCTTATAGTATTTGTGAAGATACTTACGAAGATACTTTACTCGATTCTGAATGATATCAAGCTTAAGATTCTCTTCAAAGATATCGTTCATATCCAATACATCGAGCAATCTTTCGTATGCGTTATTATGGATAACCTCGACATTTGCCATCACATAACCAAGGTCGGTGATCGATGGATGAGGAAGGTTCTGGCCAACATTGGCCCAAAAGGTTTTTACAGCAACTTCAATCTGTGCGATAGCCGATAAGCTTCGCGAAACCATATCGCGTTCTTTATCGTTTAGATTAACCTTAAAGTCTTGTATGTCAGACTGGAAATTGAATTCGTTGTCGGTCCAAAAGCCATTATGCATAGCTTCGATGAACTCTTCAGTCCAAGGATAGTGATCAGGTTTGCGGGAAATTTGTTCTTCGAATATCATAGAGTGTGAATTGAGTGGTGCTAGGTTATATATTATACTGAAAGGCTAACGATGTAAACAACAATGTGTTTTTATTCATTAACCGCTCTGCGTCTAATAGACCTAAGTGCACCAGTCGTCTCATCTCTCAATATGATAACTGAATTTCTGTTTTTCTTTGCGTAAGCGTAAAGGCTTTTTTGGTTTTCGTCCTGTAGATCTAAATATTTAGACCATCTTTCGAACTTATTGCGACCCGTATCAAATCGTCTGAATATCTCACTCGGTACATTAAAATCCTTATACTTCCTTTTCTTCTTGGCGCCAAGAGGAAGGGCGGTTATTGCTACAGCTGCAGTTGTAACTTGATCATTAATCATCGTGTGATATCTCCCTGAGTTATATAGATTTTTTGTTTAGTTTTGATGTGAGTGGCTTCGTATACTGAGATGCCGAAAATGTTTCCTACTGGTGCATGCTCTTTGATGCTAACTGTAGTATTCTTCTTTGCGAGTGGCTCGCCGGTGTTTGGTAAAGTAATATCTCTTAAGAGAGTGTAGTTCGATTCTTGGATACAATTGCTTTCGCTGATAAGATACCACTTATCAGCGATTTGTTCTGTAAGATCTATTTGGC